GGCGTGGTAATTAAAGTTCGCGGGCGAAAGAACTGTCGGGACGAAAGCGCCGCCACCTCCACTGGAGGCAAGTTTGTGAGGGCATCATGGCTTGTAGTCATGGTTCATCTGATTAACAATGTTCCTACGTTCCAAACGGCATTGGTTGGCGGTGCCGGCGGTGCCGGCGGCGAATCTGACGCCGCCAATGGGTGTGGATAAACTAGCGGCGTGTAACCCGGAGCAACCGTATTATTGTAATAATCCCTTCCCTCTTTGAGAAGGTTTGTGACGTAGTTAAGCCCATTGCAGTCAAGCGTGCTGAAAGCAAGTGCAAACCGGCTTAACCCTCCATCTCCATTAACCGTGTTGCTCCACTGATAACAGGGATAAAGCACCACGGGACTGTTAGTGTATTTTGTTGAGTTTATCATTCCAGCCTGCTGGTTTGCTGGCCATCCAAAATCACCATTGCCGTCAAGGATATTCGTGAATAATAGCGTGTTTGGAAGTATCCCAACTCCACGTAAATCAAGCTGCCTTCCACTCGCCGTATTTGTCGTGGTTTGAGCATAATTTAATCCAGCGCCCGCTGGGTCCAAGTTTATGCACTGGTAGATATTGGTAAGAGTTTCCTGCAACGTTGCCGCAAGCTTAATGTGGCGATTTACGTTTTGGAGCGTGGTTTCAAGAATATACGGAGGTTGGGTTCCAAATTGCACCGAGTTACCATCCCGATACCAAATCTCGTAACCAGTCGTGTTGTCCGGCGCTGGCGAGAATGTCCCACCAGTTACCGTGATCGTGGTTGACGTATTCGCCGAAATGGTTAGTGCTTGCCCGCTTCCAGTTCCGCTTACCAATTTCAACTGCCTTCCGATAAGTTCATTAGCATAGTGAATCGGACTGAGCGTTCCGTCACTTTGAGTTTCATCCACCAGCGTAGTTGCGCTTCCGCCAGTTGCCGTTCCAGAAAATTTGTTTGTGAGAATATATCCGGCATAGCCATAGCCAGATTGATAAGAACCATTGCACGCCCTGTAATACTGAAGCAGCCAAGTATTGGTTGGAGTTGAGCCATAAATCGAATTTGAGAACGCAATCGTCACACCGCCGCGATCAGCCGTCATGTAGCTAGATGATAACTGATTGCTCCAAATGTTATTGTAAACTTCCCGCGTCCTTGTGCTGGTGACTTGGGAGTCGTAACCATGACTTCCAGTAGCGGCGTTTGTCATTATCAGACAATGCCGTATCGTGAACTGTGCTCCATCATAGGCATCCCAATGTCCATTTCCGGTTCCCTGAACGGTGTCAAAATAACAGTCCTCAACGACGATTTGATTAGTTGTTCCAAGTGGACTTGCGTTAGTCCATGAGTAATATGAATTTCCGTAAAAGGCGACCGAGTTGAACGTTCCAACGGGAACGGCTCTGAAGATACAATGGTCAATTAAACCGAATGTATCTCCACCACCGCCAAAAATTCCTCTTGCAATAATGTTAGTCATCTGAAGTCTGGTAAATCGGAATTGTCCCCACACCTTTGCGCTGGGAACGTTTCCGCCAAAAGTCAGAAAGCCAAAAGAATTTCCAGAAACTCCGTCCGCATCAAAATCTGAAATTATCATCAGTTGATTGCTGGAGATACTTGGCAGGCTCAAACACGATCCAAGACCCGCTACGCTGATGAACTTTGTTTGATTGGTGCCACTACCCCTCCACGTTCCATAAGTTTGCGACGGAAACGCGATAGAATTAGACCAATAAACTATACCGGGAGCAATAACGGTCGCATCTCCAGCAGTAAAAGTAGTCACCGAGTTGCTTACCGCTGCCCATGTAGCGGCAACATAATTGGACGCTGCGTTCAATTTCAGATCGAACAGCAGCAAAGTTAAAAGGATTGGAAGTTTGAGCCTCATTCGGGATGGTTGTAAATATCCACGATGCTTGCACTCCGATCACCAGAATAAAGACGGACATCCGCCATTATTCCAGACAGGCGAAATGCGGCGGCTGAACTTTGTGCGATGTAAAAAGTTCCGGCAGCAAAATTAGCTGTTCCTGTTTTTGTATTTGATAGAATAGCTAAAGTGCTTGCGACACCGTTTGTATAAATCTTCACATCTCCAGCACTCGTGGAATTGTCAAAAACGACACCAATATGATACCATGTGTCGGTGGCCAATGCTCCTGTCTGCTCTCGGCGAAGGCCGGTTGTGCCGTAGCTGTAACCATTTATTCCACTGCTATACACGGCCAATAAAGTATCAGCAGAAGCGCCTGTGCCCAGCGCGAAGCAATATGTTCCAGAGAAGTATTTAAGCCAGAACGTAAGCGTGACGATGTTGGTTGCGGGGTCTATTGTGGAGTTGGAAATTAGCTCTTGAGTTGATCCGTTAAATTGCATCGCTCCAATACTTGATGGGCCATTGGTCCAAACACCATCCGCCGTCCCATTGGGACCCACCGCAGCCGTTACAGTTGTGCCACTTCCATCTGGAAACTTAATCCAAACCAGATCAGGAATTGGATTTGTAGCCGTTACGGACGGTTCATCAAATCGCGTAAGATGATAAAACGACTCCTGTCCTATCACTGAATTAGCCAATAGTAAAAACAAGAATAAAGCTTTCATCGAAATGGGTAAGAAAATGCCGATGTGCTATTGATGCTTGGGTCATACTCCCAGTCAACATATGTGATGTTCGTAACGTTCCATGTGCCCTTTGTGTAAACATTCGCAGGAGGGGTCATGTTAGTTACGGCAGCCGCAGCGTTAGTGACAGTGATCGTAATTCTCTGCACATTGGTTTTGTATATGTTGATTCCACTTGGAGCAAGCCACACGAAAGCATTGTTCGTGGTTAGAGTTTGTCTCATCCCTCCTTGAAAGTTTGGCGACGTTCCGCTGAGGTTCGTAGCATAGGCAACGTTTGTGACGTTCAGTTGCGCGATGCTTTGAGTTCCACTGATGCTTACATTAGTCAACCCACTGCCGTTGCCGGTGAACGTGCCCGTGATGTTTGTGCCCGTGCAAGTAATTCCATCGTTGTCACCCGCAACCGAGGTCGAACGATTGCCACACACATCAATCGCATTGGTGATGACGCTAGCAAAGGTGTTGCTCCACGATCCTTGGTAGCCGTTGCGTGAGAAGTATCCGGTCGAATTGTTCGTGATAATAACTCCGCCTGTGAACCAATTGCCCTCGATCTGGCACTCGGTAATCGTGCTGCCAATGAAGGCGGTGTTGTTGTTAGCTAGCAAAACGTTCCCATTGAACCGGCCAAGCTGGACGCTCTCGGCCCAAAACCCATAATTGTTATGATTAAAGGTGTTTCCGATGTAAATACCGTGCGCTCCTGAGTTAACAGAGGCCGTCAAATGAACACCGATCTGGTTATCCGAGAACATGTTTTCCTCGATGTGCCCGTTAGCGGCACCACCACCCATTCCCATGTAGTTTCGGGTAAACGTGTTCTGATGCACCGGCTGATACTCAGGCGACGCCGCTTGCCACGGCGCTGAGTTATTGTAAAACCCGGCCGTTTCGTAAGCCGATCCGGGTAGGTAAAGACCGCAGAAGTTGCTGTAAAAGCTGTTCTGCGCCACCTCAACGCGTGGGAAGTAATGCGCTAGATTGGCTAAGGCGTTAACCATCATCAGGCCGTTGCCAGACCAGCCGAAGAATTGGCAGCGCGTGATCGCGCCACCGCTCTGCGATGATACCCGCAGCCCGCTACTGTTTGACCAGTAGGGGTTGTAATAAATGGTGGGTGTCCCATTCAACAGCGAGAACAGGTTGCTCGTCGTGGAGAACGCATTCCGCACCTTGCCATCGAACCGTAGGCCATCAATGAAAACACCGCCCGGCACCGTGTTCGTGTACGTATCCCACAAAAAGTTCGACACTCCCGCAGCGGGCTGAATGAGATTGTTATTGCCGACAACCACCACGGCATTCGTGATCGCAATGTTCGTGGTGATGACGTAAGGATAAACGCTCGGCGTGAACCAAAGAGTACCGCCCCCGTTGAACGCCGCCTGGATTTCCGCCGTCGTGGCGTTCGTTTGGATGGTGATGACGTTCGTCCAGTTTCCGTCCGCTCCGCCTCCGCCCCCACCGCCGCTGCCAGTGGTAGGCGGCCCGGTGATGATTACCCCCATCGCAACTCCCGCGCTCGCCAGCCAGGCCAGTAGGATTTTCATGGTCTTAGCGCCTCGTGATCGCCTGCAACGCGCAGGCATTCGTCGCCCCGATTCCCAGCGTCGCGGCGTTGGTACTCACCACCACCATGATCCGGTCCAGGTCCGCCCCGTATTGCCCGAAGTCCATCGAGAAATAATTGCTCGATGCCACCGGGAAACTGAACGTCGGCACGCTCGCATTCGGCGGCACGGCATTGGTCTGGAAGACCTGGATGTACTGCGTGGCCGCCGCCGCGTTGTAACCCTGGATCGTGAACAGCTTCGTGCCCAGCACCGACGACACAATCAAGCTGTTCGTCAAGCTGGCGTTGCCACTGACCCGCGTGGCCGTGGTCTGCGCCAGCGCCGGCCAGCCCAAAACCACCAGCAGCAGGCATAAAAGTTTCGTTTTCATAACAGTCCTCAAATGTTCCAAACCTTTCGCAAACGTTTCACCGATGACTGGCACGCCCGCGCCGTCCGCGTCGCGCCGCCCATGTCAATTTCCAGCTTCCGCAACGCCCGCGGAATCGCCGCCCGCGGACACCCCGGATCGAGCGCCTTCGTGTTGATCCCCGGCGCTTGCCCCGTCCTCAGAATTTCCGCCAGTTTGGCCACGGCTTAACCCATCGCCTCCCTCAACCCGGCTTCCTGCGCCTCCAGGCTCATATCCGGCCCGGCTTCCGGCATCTCTGTTTCCAAAGACTGCCCGTTGATCGCCTTTGGCTGGATAAACGCCGTGTCGCCCTCGATGCGCAACACCGTTGCCTCCACCTGCAACTGCACCACGTCACCCTGGCCGGGATTCTGCAATCGTTCCTGGTCATCCGGCTGCGCCAGCGTGGCCAGCGGCACGGGTAACTCCATCGGCATGGCCGGCGGCGCGCTCGGCATCGGCGCGGACATCATTTCGTCCCCATCCGGTTCACCGACCGGGCGGGCATTCGGAGGAATTGGCGGCATAAAATTCTTTCAGTAAGAAGGAGCGCCGGTCATCACTCCGGCGCCCCCGTTTGCACCCCACCACTACGGAAGATAATCGCCGCTTACCACGTTGATCGCCCCCGCGGTCGTGGCGTCAATTTCCAGCAACAGCGGCTTGCCCACCTGGCCCACATAAAGGCCACCGCCGCTTGGGCCAATCCCGTTTGTGCTGACTCCCCAGTTGATCGTGCCCGCTCCGGCGGTAGTCACCCAGTACACCTTGTCGCCCGGTGCGGTTTGGTACGGCGCCGCCGTGACGACGATGTTTGTGCTCGATGAGTTGGCCGCGAGCGTTCGTTTCTCGTACGTGTCCGACGCAATATGCCGGATGATGCACGTCCCGCTCTGCCATGTTGGACTGCCCGGCGTGTTCGTCGTCAGCACATACAGCGTGGTCGTGCTGTTGCTGAACGAGTTGATCGTGGCCTCCGAGCCCACGACGTAGAACTGCACCTTGCTGCCGGCCTTGTCGCTGCCGGCATTCAGGTATTGCACCCGCGGCGCGCCGCCGTTCTTGGAACGGGCGGACACAATCGCGTAACTCAGGGTCGAAGCCCCGTTGGTTGTTCCCACGGCAAAGCCGGTGGACGGTTCCGGCAGCACTGCGGCCGCCGTGAAAGCGATGGCCAGCATCGCGCTGAGAATGAGAATCAGTTTGGTTTTCATCGTTGTTTCCTTGGTCAAAGGTTGAATCGGTTTCGGTGCCTTGGATGACTTAGCTGAACGTGCTCAGCACCCGGCCCAGCACCACATGCGGCACATCGCTCGCGTCGCTCGTGCTCGCGTTGTAGATCAACGCCGCGCCGTAATACGTCTTCGCGCTCATCAACGCGAACTGGTTGGCGGGATTCGCCGAATCCGGCTTGTCAATGTAGGTGACGATTGGCGCATCCCCCGCGCCGCCGGCCCGGCCGACGGAGAGCTTGGGCACCACAAACGAATCCTGTCCGAGATACGCCACCCCGAACACGTTGCCGGAATCGTTTCGCGTGCCGTAGGTTGCGCCCTCGCGCCACGCTTTGGTCGTGGTCACAAACACGCCGCCGTCCAGCTCGAACTCGCCACCGGGGAACAGTTTCAACGCCTCCGCGTTGTACACCGCCGCGGCGAACCAGCTAGAGTCCTGCCGCATGTCATTCACCACGCGCGGCGCGGTGATCACCGGGTAACGGTTATTGACCATCGGCACGTCCGCCTCCTCCAGTTGCGTCATGCACGCAATATGGAAGGCCCGGCTCATCTTCGCGGCAGCCGCCGAACTGCCCGCCAACGTGGCAAAGTCGTTCGCCGAATTCAGCGTGGGATTCGGGATGTTGAACCGCTCATAACCCGTGTTCGAGTTGTAGAGCGTCGCCTGGCGGGAATCCACAAGGTTGGCCGCCACCGCCGGATTTGCAAACATGCTGTTGGCGCAAACCTTGTCGAAATACAGCGCCATGTCGTCGCCCAGCGCCTTGCTGTGCAACTTCTGCGCGTCCAACAGGTCCACCGCCAGCTCCAGATCGCTGATCTTGTGAATCTGGATCGCCTGATTCAGGTACGCATCCACGTAACCCACGGACACCTCGGCGATGTTGGTCGGCACAACGCCTTCGTTGTAATCCGTCCCCATCCGGTTGACGTAATCCGTGGTCGCCCGGCGCGGACGGAAATAGCGCACGCTCGTATGCCCCGACTTGCCGGGCACGGAACGCGAAGCGCCGTAATTGTGGAATTTGAGTTTGTATTTAAGGGCCTGGAAATAATTGGAATCCAGGAAGATTTGCTGCCGATTGGCAACATCTGCCGGATTGCTAGTTGTGGACATGGCTCCCATAACACGGGAGCGCGAATGTTACGGAACTCAACGCATCCGGCTGCGCAAGTCGGCTTCCATCTGCTCCACCGTCAACTTCGCAAAATCCGTCTCCGGAAGTTGCGCGTTCTGGATCGAGCCCTGGCCGCCGCCGGGCGCAGTCAACGCTTCGAGTTCCTTGACTCGCGCTGCTGCTGCACCCAACTGCTTCTCCAGCCCAGGCACACGAGCGGCCGCTGACTCCATCGCCGCCAACCGCGCCGAATAATAACGGATCACCGGAAACTCGTTTTCATCGAGCCCCTTTGATCGGGCGTCGGCAATGTTTCTTGCCACCGCCTTTTGAAACTCACTGCCATCCTTCAGCACGTCCGGCCATTCCTTTGCCGCCGCCAGCGTGTACTCCCGCAACTGCGCCTGCGTCTTCGCCTTCAACTGTTCCACCGTCGGATCTGGATTCTTGCGAACGTGTTCCGCCTGCTCTTTCAGTTGCTTCGCCACGCCCCGCGCATACGCCGCCTGCTCGCGCAGGTCATTGGCCCGCGCCTTCGCGCTTTCGGCCTCGGTGTACTTGCCGTCCTCCTCGAACTCCCGCGCCTGCGCATCGAGCCCCTTCGCCTGCAACGCCAGTTGCTCCGCCTGCGATTGATTCCGCACGCTGGCCTGCTCGTAATCCTCGGGCGAATAACGCGCCTGCGCCTTCGCCGCCTTGGCCGTCAGTTCCTGCTCGCGCCGCGCAATCTCCGCCTCTTTGGCTTCGAGTTCCGCCTTGCGCGCATTTACTGACTTCCATGTTTTGTCGAGCCGCTCCTGGTTCTTGGCGTATTCCGTACGGTTGTCCGGCTTACCGTCTGGCTTTGTCTGACCTTGAGTTTCCGTCTTCGGTTCGGTCGGTGGCTGGGTTTCAGCCGCCGCTCGTGTGTCTGCTGTCGAATCGTTGGGTGTTTCGCCTTCGGTCGCCGCTGCTGCGCCGGCTGGTGGCGCGGATTCAGCCTGACCCGGCGCGGGCGAAGCCGCTTGCGGCGCTAACGCAGCGCGCAAATCCGCTTCGGCCTGTTCCGGGGTGATTTCAGCTAAGACTTCGGGCATAAAGTTTTCTCGTTGCCGAGTCAGAACGACCGCCTGATTTCAACCGGCACGCTGGCGTCCTGTTCAGCGTCGGCTGTATTTTGCTCATTGGCGGGCGAGCCACCCGAAATTGCCGCCAGCGTCTTGTCGCTGGCCAGATTGAACTGAAAGCGCAACATCGCATCCATCCCCGCCGCCTTCGGACTCGTCCGATCCCCCTGCGCCTCGTTCATCGCCTCAGTCAACGCATGTTGACCGCAAATCGCCACCACCACCCGGCCCGTCTCGGAGCCCAGAAACTCCCGCAAATGCCCCACATGCTCCGCCGTCCAGTTCACCGTCGGAATCGGCACTTGGAACTCCCGCTTGCTCGCATCCGCACGGCTGACCATCATTTCCAACCCATCCGCCCGGCGCAGCATTTCATCCCGCTCGCACTCCGCCGCCTGCAAATGGAAAAAGGTCGCCATCAACAAAATCACCGCCACCGCAAGGAAGAAACCGAGAATGATCGTGGTAGGATTCACAGTCGTGTGCCCTTTCTACCACGCCTCTCCGGCTTTGCAAGAGGTTTCTCGTTAACGTTAACGGTTGGCGTTTCCTCTGGTTTCCGCTCATCGGTGGGGCGAGAGTCCGCGCGAGCCGTTTCCGTCGCTTTTGGTAACTCCCACTCCGTAATTCCCTTCGTCCCGCTCTCCATCGCGCCATTACCCCAAATCACTTCGGTCGCGCTGAACTCCACAATATGCGACCCCGCCGGCAACAACGCCCGCACGCCGCGCCCCAAAGTTGTTTTTGTCCGGTAGAGGCTCATAATGTCCCCGTCATTGTTTCCGCCGGCCCGGCGGTTGGCATCGCTTGCCCCGCCGTCTCCATCTGCACCAGCAGTTGCTTGATCTCCCTGGCCGCGCTCGGGTTCATCTGCTCCAACATCTGGATGTGTTGCGCCGTGTTCTGCTGGATGCTCCGCGCTCCCATCGGGTCAACCGGCAACCGCAGCTTGCCCGCCGCGTGCAACCAGTCCACGTTGCACTTGATGCGCGAAACGTGATCGTCCTGCGGCTTCACCATCACCGGGAACGGTGGCTTGCCCGCGCCGGGCACGAGCAAACTGTTGATCTTCTCCGCCTGATCCTCGTATTCCGCCGCGCCCTTTTGGTTCGTCGGCACAAATGCCTTCTCCACCATCCCTTCGCCATACGCCGCCAGCAGCTCCTTCGTGATCGGCTCGGGATTCACGTTTGGATTACCAGGAACGGCTTGCAACAACCCCAGCGCCTTCTGGAAGCGCGCCATCCGATTCCACCCGTCCGGCGACCCGTCCGGCTGAATCAAATACGAGTCATGCAACGCCTGCTCCGGCAACGCTTTCACCTCGCCCGCGGCGAAATAGGTGAAATCCCGCTCCTTGAACTGCACGATCATGCCCCAAATGTGCCGATACAGCTTCACCAGGTCCTCGCGGAATAACATGCCCGAGTCCGACACTCCAGTTTCCTGCAACGCGGAAATGCGGTTGTTTTCCGTCGCCGTCCGGCTCTTGCCTCCGGTTTGCCCCTGCTCGCCCTGGCGCACAATGCCAAAATCCGGGCTTTGACTCTGCTGCTCCCCAATCGAGGCCGCAAACCCGATCTCCTGATCAAAATTGAACGGAGGCGCACTCGACTGCACGCCGCGAATGTTCCCCGGAATATACTCGCCCGGCTGCCAGCGGTAATTCGTGAGGTTCTGCAATTCCTTTTCGCCCGTGTACAGCGGTCGGTTGGCGAACGTCATTGCGTCTGCCTTTTCATTCCAGAGCTTCGTCAGGTATTGCTCGACCGGCGCCAGCAATTCCCCGATGCCACGCGGCGCATACCACCCTTCCGCGCACACCTCGATCTGGAAGCCAAAAAACGGCACGCTGGATTTGCCGTCCAGTTTGTAGGGATTCCCGTAAGGCTTGCGCAACGGAATGTGCGGCGCGTGCGGCGAATACGTGTAAACCGTGTGCCCGTTTCGCGTCTTCACCCAATGCTCGTAGAAAATGACCTGGTTCGGATTCGTCGTGTGCGTGATGCCTTCGGTCAGCTTCTTTTGCTGGATGTAGATGCTCAGGTTTGCCAGCTCCTGCCCGCGAATCTTGGCCACCGTGTCCGCGCTGGTATCCCACCGGCCATCCAAATCCTTGTAGCTGCTCACCGGCATCTGCCGCACCTGCACAAACTCCGGCGCATCCTCAAACCCGTTTGCCTCCTGCGGCATCAGAATAAACATCGGGTCAATCGCCTCGATCACCAGCGCATACTTGTCCAGCGGATCAATCGTCGCCTTGATGACGCCGCGCCCGCGCAAGTACGCCGAGTCCACCATCACCCGCATCTTCCGCAAAAACGGCGTCCGCTGCATCAGCAGGAAATCGAGATACGCCGCTGCCTGATCGGATAACGCCGCGAGTTGCGGCTTTAGACTTGTGAAGTTACATAGCTTATCCCCCGCAGTGAGTTGTCCAATCAGGAACGGCTTCAGCTTTCGGATCGCCATGTCAATGGCCGGATAATGACCATCCGCGCACCCCCGGAACGGCTTGTCCATCCGCGGCAACCCATCATGCCGCATCTGGTAAAAAGCCCGCTGACGCGACTCCCACCGGACTCGCCCGGTCAACATCTGATGCGCAGAATCGAAACGTTCCTGACTCAATCACCCCGCTTATCCGTTATCGTTAACGATAAAGCAAGGAAATTCAGAAAAACCGGCGTTCTCCAGAATCCTCTCCACTGTCCCGGTCCTGCTCCATAAACCGTTGCGCGTGCTGCACCAGGTTGACCGGGCGCACCTGCGGCTTTGGCATCAGCGCCCCGAACACCGCGTCCGCTTCGTCCGGCGATTCCCCCACCCGCTTCTTGTAATCTTCCTTGCGCTCGATCTCCAGCATCCCGCTGCTGTTCGGACGTCCCTTGCGCCCCAGCACCTGCGCCTTCAAATCGAGGTCTGCCGGCAGGATCACCCCGCAACGCTTGATCTTCGCAATGCCCTCTCCCCACGCCTCGGCAATCTTGTTGCGATACCCGTTGTTGAACCGCTCCTCCGCACCGCCATGAAACTCGTAAATCGGCCATCCCACCTCGCGCATCCGGTGAATCATCGGCAGCCCGAGCCCGTCCGCGTCCCCGCTCACATCCTCCGGTCGCAAGCCAAACTCTCCCTTGTCCTGCGTCAACAACTGGAGAAACTGCCCCACCGCGGACATCGTATCGCGCTGCTGCCACTTGCGCCGCACCTCGATCCGATTCCCATTGCGCAACGCATAAACGTTTTTGTCCCGGCCCGCCGCGAAATCGAGAAATCCGTGCAACTCACCCGGCACAAACGGCGGCGGATTTTCCAGACACCGATCGTACTCTCCCAGGCTGATCAACGCATCCTCGACAATCTGGCTGAAATTGCCGAACACCGTTGATTGCACAAACGGATTGTCCTCGCCGTACTTCTGCACCAGCCGCTCGATGTCCGCGCGCACCAGCCACCAGCCGTTTTCCTTCAAACACTCCATGCGCTGCAACTTGTGATGCGTGTAATGCCGGCCCTGACTCGTCTCCGCATCGTAAAAATACCCCTGCGGATCTCCCGGCGAACCCGTCAGCATAAACCACGTCGGATTGCACCGCTCTTCCGCCGCTCGGCAAATCTCCACACTCACACCCTGTGCCTCATCAATCGCGATGTACAGCGGTCGCTTCTCGTCCTTGTGATACCCCTGGAAATAATGCTCGTCCTTAGTCGAAACCCCCGTGTAAGCATCCACCCACACCTTGTTCTTTGTATCAAACCGCTTGATTGCGCACTCCTGGAACTGCCACAACGCCGGATCGAACAAATACGCAAACGACTTCAACGCCGGCATGAGCTGATCCTTGATTTGCCGAAACACGCCCGCCGTGGTCACCACCACCGCCCCGCGAATCTCAATGGCATACAGGATCGAGGCACACAACACCCGCCGCGTCTTGCCCACCTCGTTCGCGCACCGGTTCACCACGCGCGTTCCGTCCCGCGAAAACAAATCGCGCAGCACCGCGGCCTGCTTCGGATGCAGCTTCATCCCCAGCCGCTCCTCCGCATACGTGTCCGGCAGCGCCAGCCGCGCCCATTTTGGATTTACGTTACTCATTCGGTGGCTGGCTTTGCGGATCCTCCACCTTGGTTTCCGCCTTGGCCATCGTATCCTGGTAGAGCATCTCCGCCACCATCTGCGCCATCTTGATGTCCGCCGGATTCACAAAATTGCTTCCGTCAGGATTCCCAACCGCGTGCTCGTGCTTGTCCCGCCAGTTCTTTGCCTGACGATTCTTCAGCCAAAAAATCTGCGCCGTCGTGTCGGGCGGATGATACTCCTGGAACTCGTGCTCGAATGTCTCGCCGTCCTTCTGGAAAATCTTCACCGCCGGCACGCGAAACCCGAGCGCCCGCTTGAACAAACTGGCCGCCACCTTGCCATCCGCCGCCGCCTTCCCCTTTTTTATGGACTCCGAAAACTTCGGGTGTTTCTGCTTCCACAGGTTCAACGTGCTCTCCGCCACGCCAAAGAAATCGGCCATTTCGGCATCTGTCGCCCCGAGCAACGCATAATTGTGCCCCTGCTCGGCAAACTCCGCCCGATAATCCGTCGGCCGCCCGCCGGCCTTCCCCTTCCTTCGCTTCGTTTTCATGCTGGATTTAATTGGTAAATACGCGGTGCTGACAGACGATTCGACTCCGAAATTTCGAGATCGAAAGCTGGTCTCCGGGCCAGCAACGTGGGATCTGGAACACTTAACGCATCCGCATGGCAATAACCCATCGTCGTGCGCGGATCTACATGCCCCATCTCCGCCTGCAACGCCTTCACACTCGCCACGCCCGATTCCAGCAAATGCGTGGCGTGCGCGTGGCGCATCTCGTGAGGCACAGCCATTACTCCCGTGCGTTGCCGTGCCAACTTGAACGCCCGTTGCAGAAAACATTCATGCTGCCGATACCGAACCAGTTCCCCGGTGCGCGGATGCCGACACGGTTGCTTGCCAGGAAACACCCACGCCCAATGCTTTGAGAATCGAGTCTCGGGAAATTTCTTTGCCAGTTGATGCGGGATTTCCAGCGGGATGCCATTGCGACAATCCGATTCCCACACCAACAGCGCCGCCACCATCTGCCGTTGAAAAGGTTCAATCATCCACTCGTCCAGCTTCACCACACGATCCTTGTTTCCCTTGGCCGCGATCAAGACCAACTTGCGATCTGCAAATCGAACATCCTTCATCCGTAGATTCAACGGCTCGCACACCCGCAAGCCCCGGCTGTAAAGAATGCGCCCCTGAAAATTAGTGGGGTATCCCGAAACATCAGGCAGTGCCGCAAGCAACCGGTGCGTGTCCGCAAGGGCTGGCGCGGTGCGCACTCGCTGCCGTTTGGCCGGGCGCAAGCACTGGACATTTTCCAGCGGCTTACGCACAACATTCTTGTAGAAATAGAGGATGGCATAGAACGCGGCATTCTGGGTGTCACCCGCAACATTTTCCACATTGGCCAGATGATTCAGGAAACGCTCCGCCTTGGTTTCCGGCTTTAGGCCAGCGGGCAACTTGACCGTGAACGCGAAATAGCGGCGCAACCAACCGCAGTAATCTCGCTCGGTGGAATACGCCTTGTTCTGCATCCGCAAAACCTCACGCGCCCGGTTCACCCAAAACTCGATTTGTTCCTGTGGCTTCATAAAATTAGGCGACTGGATGCTGTCTAATCAGAGTTATGGAGATTTTGGTTAATCGTCGCTTTTCTCTTTGTCCCAGCCGTATTCTTTCGCGCACGCGGCGATGAAGCAC